ACAGTGACATCTCATGGGAGGCTTTCTGTTCCCGTGTGAAGACCACGCAACGTACCACGGAAACGGTGGAAGAATATCGCAAATTAAAAAGGGGTCAACAGGATGATATCAAAGACGTGGGCGGCTTTGTCGGAGGGCATCTGAAAGAAGGCAGACGAAAGAAAGGCAATGTTTTATGCCGTTCTTTACTGTCTCTTGATATGGATTATGGTACAGCTGATATCTGGGATCAGATCACCATGCTTTTTGATTCCAAATGTTGTGTCTACTCTACACATAAGCACACTCCGGAACACCCGAGGCTCCGTCTGATCATTCCCCTTGCTCGTGAAATCAGCGAAGAAGAGTATGCAGCCGTTGGCCGTATGGTGGCAAAGGAAATCGGTATTGACCTTTTCGATGATACTACCTATGAGGCTCATCGCCTGATGTATTGGCCGTCCACATCCTCAAACGGTGTATTTGTCTATGAAGAAACCGATGGTACTCTTCTTGACCCGGATGTTTATCTTTCCAAATATGAAAACTGGCATGATACCAGTACTTGGCCTGCATCCTCTCGGCAATCAGAGATCATTAATCGGAATCTGAAAGAACAGGCAGATCCGCTTTCCAAGGAAGGTGTAGTAGGAACGTTCTGCCGTACCTACACGATTCGTGAGGCGATTGAGAAATTCTTAGGTGCAGTTTATTCCCCATCAGCAATGGAAGGGCGCTATGACTATATCCCGGCTGACAGCAGTGCGGGTGTAATTATTTATGATGATAAGTTCACATATAGCCATCATGCCACCGACCCTGCAAGCGGTCTGCTCCTCAATGCCTTTGACCTTGTGCGTATCCATAAATTCGGTTCCCTAGATGATAAGGTGTCGAGGGCTACGGCTCCAGGTAAGATGCCGTCTTATGTAGCAATGTGTGAGTTTGCTATAAAGGATGAAGCCGTGAAAGCGGAGTTTGCTAAGGAAAGACAGGAACAGGCTGAGGATGAGTTTGGCGGTGATGATTGGCAGACTGCTTTGGTACTAGATAAGCAAGGTCATGTGAAGGATACACTGGATAACATTGTACTCATTCTGCGGCACGATGAAGATTTGCAGCACATTGCCTTCAACTGCCACCGTGACGGTATAGATGCCAAAGGCGGTCTGCCTTGGGATCAGATTAAAGGTGGTTGGAATGACTCGGACAATGCACTTTTGAAGGTGTACTTAAGCAGTGTATATGGACTGTATTCTCCGACCAAGACCAAGGATGCCGTGTTAGCGGTAGCTTCAGAAAGAGCCTACCATCCAATCCAAGAGTATCTGAACTCGCTGCCGGAATGGGATGGTATAAGCCGTGTGGAAAATCTGCTGATTGATTATTTCGGAGCAACGGATAACTCCTATACCAAAGCAGTCATTCGCAAAACGATGGTTGCGTCGGTAGCACGTATTTTTAGACCGGGTACAAAGTTTGACAGTGTCCTTATATTAAATGGTCCACAGGGCATTGGTAAGTCAACCTTTTTTGCAAAACTGGCTGGGGATTGGTTTTCAGATAGTTTGACTATTACGGACATGAAAGACAAAGCCGGTCCTGAAAAGCTGCAAGGCTATTGGTTGCTGGAACTTGGCGAACTTGCCGGAATGCGTAAGACCGATGTGGAGGTTGTAAAGTCCTTTATCTCCCGTTCAGATGATAAGTACAGAGCAAGCTACGGTGTCAACGTAGAAAGCCATCCCCGTCAGTGTGTAATTGTAGGTTCTACCAATGCAGAGAGTGGTTTCCTTCGTGATATTACGGGAAACCGCAGGTTCTGGCCTGTGCGGATCAGTGGTAACGGCAAGAAGAAAGCCTGGCAAATTACTAAAGATGAAGTGCAACAGATTTGGGCAGAGACACTTGTGCATTATGAGAAGGGCGAAAACCTCTACCTTGAAGGCGATGATGTATCCCTTGCAACCGGTGAACAGGCAGATGCAATGGAAACCGATGAACGAGAAGGTTTGGTTAGAACTTATCTGGATACGTTGTTGCCAGATGACTGGGAATCCATGTCTTTGTACGAGCGTAGAAACTTCCTCGGCGGTAGCGAATTTGGCGGTGGCGCCCGTGTTGGAATGGTAAAAAGAGGCCTCGTCTGCAACATGGAGATTTGGTGTGAGTGTTTTGGTAAGGACGCATCCTCCATGAGAACATCTGATTCCTATGCCATCGGCGCCATTATGAGAAAGATCAGTGAATGGAACAAGTACACCGGGAACAAGAACGGAACAAGTAACTTTACCATCTATGGAAAGCAGCGAGCTTATTCCCGAAGCGAGGAACAAGGGTAAGTTGTTCCATACTTTGTTCCAAAACTGGTTCCTATAAAAAAGCCAGTAATTCCAGTTAAAATCAGCGGTTCGGAACAGGTGGAACAAGATGTAATCTATTTATTTATAAATAATAAAAAAGAAGAAATTGAGCCTGTGCATACACACATACACGCGCGTATAGGAAAAATGGGTCAAAGTTGTTTTCCTGTTCCGAGCCTTTCTATAGGAGGCAATTATGCTTGAGAAATATATTGAAAAGAAACTGGTGGCGGCGGTAAAAAAGATGGGAGGCATTGCGGTGAAGTTCGTAAGTCCAGGTTTAGATGGGATGCCAGACCGCTTGGTGCTTTTACCTAATGGGAAGATGGCATTTATCGAATTAAAGGCTCCCGGCAAGAAACCCCGCCCGTTACAGATTAGAAGAATAAAGCAGTTACAGAAGTTAGGCTTTGCCTGCTATGTAATTGACAGCACTGAACAGATTGGAGGGATACTCGATGAAATACAGTCCTCATAAATATCAGACCTATGCGACCAACTTCATTTTAGAGCATCCCATAGCTGCAATATTTTTGGAGATGGGTCTTGGCAAGAGCGTGATTACACTAACTGCCATCTTCGATTTGTGCCTTGACAGCTTTGAAATTGGAAAGGTTCTGGTCATTGCCCCTCTAAGGGTAGCAAGAGATACTTGGCCTGCTGAGATAAATAAGTGGGAACATTTAAAAGGCCTTAACTATTCGATGGCAATCGGTACGGAGCAGGAGCGTTTAGCAGCACTTAAGAAACCCGCAAGCATTTATCTTATCAACAGAGAAAATGTGGACTGGTTGGTAAACAAAAGCGGTGTTCCTTTCATTTTCGACATGGTGGTCATTGATGAACTCTCATCCTTTAAGTCCTATGGTGCAAAGAGGTTCAAAAGTTTACTTAAAGTCAGACCCTTGGCAAAACGTATTGTAGGTCTTACGGGAACACCATCCAGTAACAGCTTGATGGATTTGTGGGCAGAGTTTCGTATCCTCGACATGGGTGTAAGACTCGGCAGGTACATAACTCACTACCGCAGTTCCCTCTTTACTCCAGATAAACGTAATCAGCAAATGGTGTTTTCATATAAACCTCTGCCAGGAGCAGAAAATGCAATATATAGGCTCATTTCGGATATTACGATTTCCATGAAGTCAGTTGATTTTCTAATAATGCCTGAATGCGTGATAAATGAAGTGCCTGTGTATTTGAGTGAAAAAGAGCAGTCGGTGTATGAAGGTTTTCGTGAGGAGATGGTTCTTGAACTTGCCGGTGAGGAAATTGATGCCATGAACGCAGCTGTCCTTTCGGGCAAACTCCTGCAGATGGCAAACGGTGCT